CCCATGAAATTTCTGCAGGAGGAAGCTGCTCTTAAAGGTCAAATCCAAGCTCTGCAATATCTCATTACGCTTTCCCAGTCGGCAGAAGTCCAATTAGATCCGGGACTTAGGCCTGTTAATCTTTCTTCGGATCACAACCCTCAGGAATAAATCATGTCTTTCTTCGATAAGATCTTTGGCAATTCTCCCGCACCCCAGCAAGCTGCTCCCCAGCAAGTTCCTACGAACAATCCTGCTCAGAACCAACCTGGCGCCCAGCCTCATCAATCTCAGGCAACTGCACCTAATGGTGTTGTTCCTCCCGAAGGTAATCAAGCTGCTCCTACGCAATCCCCTACTGAGCGATTTAAGGACTTGTGGGAACCTGTGAAGGTGGAAGAAGGCAAGCAGCCACAACAATCTGCGGGCCTTACTCCTGAGCAAATGCTCGAAGCTGCTAGTAAAGTAGACTTCACTCGAGTTCTGGATCAAGCTTCGCTGGCAAAGATTCAGGCAGGTGGAGAAGAAGCAGTTCAAGCACTTGCAGGACTTCTGAATAAGACAGCTCAAACTGTCTATGGACAATCTACTGTAGTAGCACAAAAACTTGTGGAAACTGCTGTAGATAAAGCACGGCGAGAGTTTACAGAACAATTGCCTGGGTTGGTGAAACGACAGACTGCGCAAGAGAGTCTCCTCCGAGAAAATCCTGCGTTCAAAGATCCTGCAGTTGCCCCAGTTGTGGCAGCAATTCAATCCCAACTTCAAACGAAGTTTCCGAATGCCAGCTCCAGCGAACTCGCTGAAATGGCTCAAGAATACTTCAAGTCTGCTGCCGGTGTCTTGTCTGGCAAACCTACGGAATCTCCCAAGCCTGCTTCTGGCTCCAATGATTTCGACTGGGATAGCTGGGCAACTTCTCCGGTCACAATCGGTTCAGGCTCCTGAATCTTCTGTTCAGTTCTGTAAACTCTTTAAGGAAATATCATGGGTTTTCTTCGTAATCAGGTGAGTAGCGCTGCTGCTCTTGTTCGTCCGGCACGTGCTGGTGATGGTTTGCTGGCGCATGTTAAGGTGGAAGTTGTTTCCGCAGACGCCAATGCAACTCTTACCATTCCGCAAATTTCGGCAGGTGCAATCAATTACACTGGCTTTAGTGCTGGTCGTAACTTGACTACTCCTACTGCTGCTGCAATTCTGGCCGCATTTCCGGATATGGATATTGGCGATACATACAGTTTCATCGTGTCTATCCAGGATGCCTTTGCAGGTACTTGGGTTGCTGCCACGGGGGTAACTTTGGCAGGTCGCGCAACTGTTCCTGCATCTGGCTGGTCTATGGTTGTGATTGAAAAGACTTCAGCCACTACTGTGCTGTGGACTCCGCTCTAATCTTCCATACCGAATCAATCTTTTCTAAGGAATACACAAAATGACTACCGCTATTTTCAATAGCTCTGGCTTTACTACCGACCTGGCTAAGAAGTCATTTGCATCGACGATCACTCGTCTGATGCCTAATGGCCAAGCACCTTTGTTTGGTATGACTGCCATGCTTCCGGAAGAAACTGCTGTTCAAGTCGAACACGGCTTCTTCACCAAGACTATGCTTTTCCCCAGCATGAACTTGGACGCCGCAGTTGCTAACGCTACTGATACCACTTTCACTGTTGCTTCGACTACCGATCTTTTGCCTGGTATGTTGATGCGCGCTGAATCGACTGGTGAAGTTGTGATTATCAACTCTGTCCTGTCGAGCACTACTGTTAGCGTGACTCGTGGTGTTGGTTCCACCGCTGCTGCAATTGCAGACAATGTGAACTTCTATCAAGTCGGTAATGCATTTGAAGAATCTTCGGTGCGCCCGAATGCTCTGCAAATCAACCCGGTTCGTATTACCAATCTGACTCAGATTTTCCGTAATACTTGGGCTCTGTCTGGCTCTGCTCAGGCTACTCAAGTTATTGCCGGTGATACGACGATTGCAGAATCTCGTATGGATTGTGCTGCTTTCCATGCGGCTGATATCGAAAAGGCTCTGTTCTTTGGTACCAAATCTCAAGGTACTCGGAACGGTCAACCTTTCCGTACCATGGATGGTCTGCGTAACATCATCCTGAATCCGGCGTATTATCCTGCTAGCTACGGTGGTGTTGTCAATAACACGACTGCTGGCGGTACTACGAACTTTACTCAGCTCGAAACTGCTCTTGATCCGGTTTTCAATCAGGCAACTGATCCGAAGGTTGGTAATCAACGTGTTCTGTTTGTTGGCGGCGCCGCTCGTAAGGTGATCAATAACATTGGTCGTCTGAATGGTACTTACTTCATCCAGAATGGTCAGACCAACTACGGTCTGCAATTCGGCAGTTTCAACATTGCTCGTGGTAGCTTCAACATGATTGAGCATCCGCTGTTCAATAGCAATGCCGACTGGAGCAAGTACGCGATTGCAGTTGACCTGAGCACTTTCCGTCTGGCTTACTTGAATGGTCGTAAGACTTCCAAGCAAGAGTTCAACGTGAGTGGTCAAGTTGTGGATAATGGCATCGACGCAGTTGGTGGTACTCTTACCAGTGAACTGACTTGCGTTGTCAAGAATCCTCCGGCCAATGCAATCATCACCAATCTGACGGCAGCAGCCTCTGGCTGATCCTCCTGAGGGAACAGTTTTCTGGTAGGGGTTTGCTGGTCACTAAACTCTTACCAACCCAACCTCAGGAGTATTTAATATGTCCGCACTTTCTGCACTGGCAGCTTCGACTGCTCAAGCCCCCGAAGTTCCTTCGAAGCGACTGTATAAGTCAACTACGAAGTTCCTCAATGTCATCATGGAGAAGGGCGAAATGCTCCGATTCAAGCATGGCATGTATATCACAGATTCTCCGAAAGAGATTGCATATCTGGATGAACAGATTGCAAGTGGTGCATTTAATGGTTCGATCTACATTGATCCGAACGCCCGCACTATTTCTGCTGAGCAAGAGAATCCTATGCTGGCGCTTCGTAAGAAGTTCTTTGCAGAATTCTTGGCAGAGCAGGCCGCCCATCTGAATCCTGAAAACGATATGGGAAGCTCTGTGCAAAGTCCGCTGAAGGCTGCATCTACCAGTGATATTGCTTCAGTGGCTTTGGGGGCAGGCCCTGTCAATATGGTTCAAGCTACCAAATAAGTAATCTATCATGACGCTGACCGAACTTACCCAAGAAGTTTATACACTCACCAATCGTCCTGATTTGGTGAATGAAACCCTGACGGCTGTTCGGTCAGCTACTCTGAAGATGCATCAATCGGATTACTATTTCAAGGATCTGGCTGAGAGCGGAGTTCAGTTTAGTACTCTGGAATATCTCCAGCAAATTGAGTATCGAACTCTCTTCCCTCTCTACAGGGCTTTGAAATATATTCGAAAGACAGATTCTCAAGGATACGATCAAGGAGCTTTCTTTGACATCATCCCTCCTGAGAATGTAGTAGATGATTACAACCTGAATCGCACAAATGTCTGTTATGTTGCAGGCGCCGTGATTCAGCTTCGCTCATCTATTCAGTTTCAATACATCCTTCTCGGAAGGTACGAGAATCCTAACATCACAGCATCTGGGTATAACTCCTGGATTGCTTTAGATCATCCCTATGCAATTGTGTATGAAGCTGCTGCCACCGTGTTTAAGATGGTAGGAGATACAGATCAATTTGCAGCCTTCAATGCTCTTGCCGCACAACAAATGGCAGAGCTTCGTATGTCTAACATTCAAGTCCAAGGATACTAGGAGTATACATGTCTGCATCTATCTGGAGTCCGATTGCTGCTAGTTTGCCTTTGGCTGCTAGTGATGTTCTATACAATGCCAATACTGCATATGCTGCAGGAACTGCTGGTTTGGCACTTACAGGTCGAGGAATCTCTGTAACTGATGCTCCTTTTGGTGCTGTATCTGGAGCTGCAGACTCTACTGCTGCAATTCAAGCTGCACTGAATTCTCAGTACAATACGATTATCATTCCTTCAGGTACTTGGAACATTGGAGAATTGGATATCCCAGGGAGTAAGACCGTACTAGCATATGGAGCTTACTTCAATATTCTTTCTGGCGCAGCGTATGGTTTTAGCCTGGCCGGCTATGCTCCTAAACTGCATGGGGCTTACTTCACCAGTGCTTTCCAGGCAAGTGAAGCGGCTGTGATTATTGACGACTCTCGGTTTGCAGAACTCAATTCTCTGAGGATCATCAATGGGTCGAATTGCATTAAACTCAAGTCGAGTTCTAATGGCTTGGGAAGTGTTCCTGGAGCAGCTCGCGCTCAGCTCTCTAATATCGTTTGTGATACTTTCACAGGCATCGGACTTGAAATTGCACCTAATAGTTCAGATGGCATGTTTGTCAATCTCTATATGGATGCTGGATCTATCTCTGGAAGTGGTGGTCTCATTCCGCGAACTGGCGCTACTGGTTTTAAGTTTAACGCCACTGGCTCAATTCTCGCTTTCGGCGGTCATCAACTGCTTAACACTGTAGCAATCAATAGTCAGCGTGGCTATCATCTGATCGACACGAACTATCTTCGTTTTGCTAATCTGATTGCAGATAGTCTCTCTGGCGAAGGTATCTGGCTGGCGGGTAATACTACAAACTGTGATTTTGCTTCAGCATTCATGGGAACTGCTGGCGTAGGTATTCGCAGCTCTGGTACATCTCAGGTAAATCAATTCGGCCAACTACGCACTCAACACATTGGCTTGATTCCGGGCTGGGGCGGTACTAACTTCTTCTCATCTGGAGGTTACTCTAGTTTCCAAGACATTCTGCTGGAAGACTCTTCCAAGCTGACTGTGTCTGCTCCTAACTGGACTGCGTTCGGTACTGTTGGATATCAGATTACGGAAACTGGTACTGCTGAGCTGATTCCGTTGGGGTCTGAAACTCAGTATCTGAATTCTAAGGGAACTGTTGCAGCAGGCTCTACTGTCTACATTGGCGTAGATGGTCCGTCGGCTTCTGAGAATGAATCTGAATTCTACAATAGTCTGCCTAAGAAGGCCTTTAAGATCAAGTGTGCAGTTGAATCTGTGCCCGGAGCCGGTCAAACTTTCACCTACACTTTGCGTGTGAACGGTGTTGATACTGCAATGACTGGTGTAATCTCAGGTGCTGCTTCTTTTGGTGTGGATATCCCAATCCCAGCATCTCTGATCAGCATTGATTCGAAGATTGTGTATAGCCTGAAGCTTGTTACCAGTGCAGGTGCCGCAGTTACTCGTCATCGTTGCCACATGGTTTTCATTCAGTCTGCTAAGTAAAGGCAATCATGGGACAAGTAGCTTATAGAGCTAATCTTTCTTCGGCTATCTTTCCCATGACAGTTGCGGAAGGTGGCCGCACTGTTATCATTCCTGGCCCTGATAACAACTTTGATCGTCGTGTAGATCCTACAGGCGCGCAGAAAGATGCAGGTATTCCTCAGGCTCTGTATTTAGAGAATGTACTTCCTACAATCTCAGGATACCAGAGTGCAGGATACCTGTCTCCTACTGCTGCAATGCGGGCGCCAGTAGTTGCAAGTTCAATTGTAAAAGTCTTTGAATCCTGGTCAGCTCCACAAACTGCTACAGGTACTCCTGCTCGGTGGCAGAGCACTGTAATTTGTAAGATGCCCTT